TCTCCACGCTTAAACTTAATGTGGTTTGATTTGTTTTTGATGTATCGCTGCCATGCTGATAGTTTACGTGTAGTTCCTTTGGCCGCTTTAGCCACTTTCTTAGTCGTAGACTTAACAGTGCTAACAGTGCGCTTAACGTCGCCAACAAGTTCTCGTATTTCATCGAGAGTACCTTCTATCTTAACCAAGGTAAACACCTCAGTTATCACTAGCGGTTGATTGTATTGCAATTGCCATCCAGTCTTCAGTAGATAGTTTAACAACCCTGCAACGGATTCTTACTGTGACAAATAAACTAGATCCACCAACGGCTGAATTATCATTACCTGCTACCAGGTAAAGAGTATCATTAACAACCATAAATGCTTCAGACAAAGCAGCAGGGCCAAAGTTGTCAGGGTATAAGTCGGAAGTATGAGTTCCGATGTTGTTTGTTTGATCGATGCTTAGAGCACCTGAAGCAATTAGTGATTGATTGTCTGCACGAACAAAACTAGTTCCTGGATTTAAATCGGTTAATTGTGCTTGAACAGCACCATTACCAGCAAGGAAACCATCAACCGATTGGTCATAGTCACTGCCTCTTTGGTAAATCAAATCAACCATCTCGACGGCAATGGCTTGCCCTGTAGGGACGTTAACATATGCGCCCAAATCTATTGTTCCTTGTACTCTACTTCCGCTTGCACTTGCTGCCGGGAGTTCTATTGTTTCAGTTAGGTAGAAACTACCTGTCTTTGCTTTCGCCATGAAACCCTGGTATTTGTGACGGTTATTAAACTAAACGAACATGTTCGCATCTATCCAAGGATTGAATCTTCTTTACTAAAGCACGCCATTATTACTGTCCCCAGCACACCCACCCTATGCCAAACAGCCATAGGATATAGGGGCTTGCCTCTTTTTTCTCTAATACATACATACACTTAATATAAGATTATAAACTGCCAATGTAATATGAGCCTCAAAATTTGGAACATATGCGTTGAATGTAATAATGAAGAATATGATAATTGCGAGTGTGATATCGAATGAGACATAAAACAATAACTCTATGCCCGACTACTTACGAGATTGCACGCAAAATGGATAACTTCAGTGCGTGGATTAGACAAGAATTGATGAAGAAGCAGGCTACACAATACAAAGCGAAGCCCGAAATTAAAGAAAAGTATGGCGCATATTGCGAACCATGCGACGTCACATTTTTAGATTCTGATCCTGTTCTTCTCCAGGGTAGAATGCCATGTAAGAAATGTGGCAAAGGTACTACTTACTTGGGGTTGATTGATTGATTTGTGAATGCGAATATGATGGAGAAGAACAAATGTATCAATGTGAAGAATGTTATCATGCTGAAGAGAGAGCCAAATGTATCTGCAGAGAAGATGAGAATAATGTTAATTGTCCAGAGTGTTACTAATGGAGTGTGCCCAGAGGTCCTTAGCATACGAGTTGGCACGTTAAACTTGAAAGCCACCAGGAGACCAAATAGGTTTGAATCCTATTGACTCTGTACGTTCTCTTTCTATTGCAGAGTATTGATCCTTACCTGCTACTTTGCCTTGCTGAATATCTTTAGCAACATCAAATTGTAAATCAATAAAGGCTTCTGCTGCTTCAACACCTACCGCGGCAGGTGAACCTTTCGCTAATGCTAACCATGAAGGTAAGTCGGGCCTGCCTTGCCATATCTTGTATATTGTTTCGCCTATTTTATAGAAGTCTGCGTAAGGATCAGTATTAGTTAAGTTAGAAGTTCTAATCTGCTCATTAGAATTCCTAGTTTCTTTTTTCTTTTTGGCAGATGCTTTTCTTTTATCGTTAGGAGTATTAACTCTACGAATGCATCTATCTCCACGACGTACGTAACCAGGAGGGCAACGTTTCATGTTTACACCTGATTAGCAAGTTCATATGAACGCTTTAAGCGCATCATGTATTCAAGTGTAGGTTCTGAACTAATAGTACCTGGTAATAGTACACGTGCAGCCGGTAAGAAAGCAGAACCGTCCGTCCCTTTACAGAATAAGAATCTATAACAATAAAGAACATCTGCTGCAGTTGGCTCTAATGAAGACCCGTTAACGCTTGAAGTAACTCTATAAATTGATGAACCAGCAGGGTTAGCGGTTGTAGAATCATGACTTTGAATTAATTGATGTTGATGGATCAATGGATCACGGTTAATTCTGTATGCTTTGTCTAAAGTAGGTATTCCAATATTAGATACTGTGAACCCTGGTAAATCTTGTACGTAAGCATTTATGGCAATTTGTTCTTCTGACAAAGGAATAGATGAAACGATAATAGTGTCATAGATGTTTCTATCATCCGCGGTAAAAGAACCTATGGTTGGACCATTGCGTTGTTCAAATGATGAATAAGGAAAGAAGGTTTTTTTCTCCAGGGCATAGCCGCTTAAATCAATTTGAACTTCTTGATAGAATAGAGCAGTTCCAGTTACACTTTTATTATGATAACCATTGTTAACTATTGTAGTAACTGCGCCATCGCGGTCAGTCGCAAAAGTCAAAGGAGGAAACTCTGCTACTAGAGTTCGTTGCATATCTTCTTCACTCATTTTTTAGCCTCCTTCTTTTTCTTAGGCAATGGTTTACGCTTAGGCAAAGGGAATAAATGAACAGACTTCATTTTTTACGACTCCTTTTGAAAGCAGCCGACATTCTCTTTAGGTCTAATCGTCCTTTTTTGTCTCCACGCTTAAACTTAATGTGGTTTGATTTGTTTTTGATGTATCGCTGCCATGCTGATAGTTTACGTGTAGTTCCTTTGGCCGCTTTAGCCACTTTCTTAGTCGTAGACTTAACAG